CATACAACAAATATAAAATATTTCTATTAATTATTTTTTATTTATAACTTTATTTTATAGTTGGCTCAACTACATTACCATAATCATAAGTTGGCAAGTAGGTTATATTAGTATAATCAACACCACCAGCATCGTTTAAAATTTCTTTTAGCTTTAGGCTTGTAATGTTTGCTAAAGCATCATACTTATGCTCAATAGCCATAAATCTAATATTAGGAAACCCATCTATTGTAATTACACTTAAATAGTCTACATAACCAAATACATCTCCTGTAAATACTCTTAATGGTTTAGAATACATTGCCATACGTTCTTCACCAGCATATCTTAACAAAGGTATATCCCTAACATTTCCTCTGTTCCAATTTTCAGTAGGAGTTTCCTCATCATTTTGGTAGATAGTACCAAAATATAAATCTGTTGGCAAATCACCATTAAACAACTCTTTTGTATCTTCTATTTTTGTAGAAATATCAGAGGTATTAAATTGAAAGGTATGGTTTTCTCCTTTTATACCTAAAATATTACCAGTATCTAAACCTGTTAAAATTATTTCATTAACTTTTATTTGTCCGACTGTTGGAGTATCTGGGAAATCTGTTGGTATATTAATAATAACATATAAATAACCATTTATAGGTATGTTTTCTATTTTGGTTTCAATCTTTAAATCATTTTGTCCAAATTCAACACCCATTTTATTTGATGTAGTTGTCCAAGTATAATCATCTTGTAAATAATAAGTTGTAGCAGTTCCACTCGGTAAAGGCTCATCTGAAACCTTAACAGTATAATTAAATACTCCTGTAAAACTTAAAATCATCTCTACAAAAATAGTTAAACTTAATACATCAGATGTAGAAACAATAACACTATCACTCGTTAAAGTTCCTGTTTCTACTATTGTTGTACCATAATTAAAATATACTCCTGTTGCCTCACTTGGAGGTAAAATAATATTACTTAATGGATCTAAAATTGTCCAGCCATCTATAACACCAGATACATTTTTTAATGTTGGATTATCTAACAAAGATTTCACTAAACCATACTTGTAATTTATACGAAATGCACCAATACCAGAATCAATACTTATCTGTTGATTTCCGTTTATGTGATGTGGATAATAATTATTTATTTGACTTCCTAAAGTAAAAGCTATATCAATTGTTTTAGTAGCTGGTGTTAATGCATCACCATTATAATCATAAGAATAATAAGTTAATGATGTAGTATCTTTTAATATATTAGGTTTGTAAATTACCCATTCACCTCTATATTGTGTAATGCAACACGCAAATAAATCAAAGATAGAACGTAAAACCTCGTCACAGTTCATTATAGTTTCGTTATCATCTTTAATAAATCTATCTACATTTATAAAAGTTTCTGCAAATGTATCTGTTAATGCTGGTTGATTGTCATATCTTACATCTATATAAGTATAAATATTTTGCTCTATGTTTGTACGTTTTAAGCAGTTTACAATAACCTCTAAAACACTTTGTTTGCCATTGTAAGGTGTACCATTATTTTCTACATAAGACAAGTTTTTGAGGAATCCTAAGCCATCAGTACAATCTAAACTTATAATCCATTTATCCTCTACATAAGATTGAAATAAACCCTCTGGAGATAGCCAACCGATAAACTCTAAAACACCACTTCTAAAATATTTAACTAAAAATGTTCTTTCGTTGTCTGAGTAAAAATCCTCAAATGTTAAATCTAAGTTTGCCTCTAAATTAATGGTTAAACCTCCACCTCTTATAACTTCTAAAGTGTCTTTTGTATTCGCTTTATTTGTGGCTAAATTACCATAAACTAAAGTAGCATCTCCTGTAAAATTTTCGTCGGAGATTTCGCATCTGTGCAAAACCTCTTTAACATCTGTAAACTCAAAGTAATATTTTAAAGCCATATTTTAAGTAATTGATAATGTACCTCCTAAGTTTTTATTTCTATCTAATGTGTTTTTTAATACACCTACTAATTTAGTTCCAGCTATTTCAAATACATAAGTACCTCCACTATTTGAAGCAGTTGCACCACCACTAAAAGAGGTTGATCCACTTGATGAACTTGATGAACCAGCATTGGATGAGTTGCCACCTCCATTACCAGCACCTCCAAAATTACTAATACTTGAACCAATACCTTTTAACAAAACACCCCCAGCAATAGCAGCAAGTCCAGCACCTATACCTTGAATACTACCAAATAATTTAGTAATTGTACCAGCTAAAACAGCAGCAGTTCCAGCTTGAATTAAGTAATCCCCCATACTTGACAACAAACTACCTAAACCCCCCACAATAACAGAATCAACATCTCTTAACCCATTACCTAAACTTTCGCCTAATTGACTAAAAGTATTAGAAAATGAACTGCCTAAAGTTTGTTTTATACCCTCTGTAAATTGTAATGCTTTCATTTGTGCATTGAGTAAAACTGCATTCATATTTACATTAAAAGCCTCGTTAACTTTATCTACTGGTATTGCTTTAGATAAGTCTAAAGGATTATTTGTAATTAAATCTTGAATACCTTTTACACTATTACTTAAACCTTTACCAACTAAATCAACTCTTTTTTGTACTTCACTACTTGTGTTTGTTGGTACAATTGCATCAGCAATACCTCCAACATCTTTAATATTTACGCTTAAATCTACATTTTGTTGTGTTAGTTTTGATATTTCTCCTTGTAACCTTATTGTTTCCTCTAATGATTTATTTGCTTTATTCCTGGCAGTATTGGCTTTAGTAGTTGCAGTTTCAGTTCTTTTAGCACCATTTGCGATTAAATCAATAGCGATAGCCTCTAATTTACTTGCCTTTTGACTAAGTTCTGTCTGCTTTAATTGTTCAGCAGTTAATTGACTTTCTAATGTAATTAACTTTTTTTGATTGTCAACCATCATATCCATTGATGCAGTTGCTTTTGACCTCTGCATTATAGATGTAGTTAATTCATCATAAGTTGTTTTTAAACCACCATTTAAAGCCTTTTCATCAGAAATATTTTTTAAATATGCTGGGTAAATTTTTCTTAATTCATTAACACCCTCTAAACGCTTGTCATTTGATAGTGTTGTATCTTCAATTTGTTTTTTTAATAAATTAAGTTTTACTATTTTTTTAGCTGCTGATTTATCACCTTTTAAGTTTGCTTGTTCAACTGCTCCTAAACCTAAAACATAATTTTCTAAACTTTCAGTTAGTTTTTCTTGCTCCTCTTTTAAAGACTTTACCTTGTCTTTAGTACCCATTATCTTATCACCAAACATTAACCACGCAGACGTAGCTAAAGAGATTGCTAACGTAATACCACCAAATCCACTTAAATCCCTAAGCATTGCTTTCAAAGCACCACCAGCAGAGCCAGTTCTTTTCTTTAATGCTCCAAACTGTTCTGTTAAGTTTGTAATGTTGTTAGATATACCCATCATTCCAAATGGTGCATCTTGTACTGTTCTACTAAAGGCTAACATTGCTGAACTACCATCACCTATACTTTTGGATGCAACATTCATCCCACCACTTAAACTATGTATACTTTTTTGGTAGGTGTTTGATGCTTTGGTGATTTTGGAGATACGATTTTTATTAGCAGCCATTTGACTGTAATATTCTTTTGACGTAATCTTATTATTTTTAAAAGATTTAGCTAAATCTTTATTCCTATCTCTTAATTGGTCTGTTAATCTTATAGATTTAAGAATTTTATCTTCAAAATCCTTAATCTTTGCACCAATTTCAACCTCTAATCTATTTGCCATTATTCCTATTGTTATATTCTTGTTGTGCTTGTTTAAACATTGCTAATGCTTGTTTATTTATCTTTGGTGTTTCTTTCTCAATTCCTAAATTCCAAAACTGTTTCTTTGTTGGTATTTTCTTTAATTGTATTGAGCCACTAATATAACTGTTATAAGCTATTTCCCTTGTTCTTAAATCTTTTCTTTCCTCCATTCTATTAAATGAAAAAAGCCGAATATTAAATTCAGCCATTGTCATTTTATAAAGATAATCAAAAGGCAAATTAAACTCACCTAAACAAAAAGATATTACATCTTTATACCAGTTTATTTTTTTTTTACGTTTTCGCCATTCTCTACACTTTTTACTGGTGTAGGGTTTTCGTTAACACCTAAAAAGAACCTTACAAACTCAGTCATACAATCAACTCCTAAAAGTTCTTGTTTTTCAAGCCAAATAATAATGTCTTTCTCTGTAAAGTCTAAAACCTTATCTTTTATGGTATAAGTATTTTTAAGACTTTCAAACATCAATATAGGAGCATATTTAAAAGGATTTTTAACTACCTTTTGCAATAACTCATTATAATCAATATCTAATCTTTCTAAGACTTCACCAATAAAGATTAAACCAAAGGTAAATTTTCTATTTTTACCACCTAATTTTAAAGTAAGTTCTTTTTTCATCTATGCCTCTGGATCAGTATCTGTTGGTCTTCCACTACCCATTATTGAGCCAGTAAAAGTTATATCGTTGTCAATTTCAGCAGTCTTTTCTAAACTTGAAAAGTAACCTTTACCATATAAATCAACTGTTGATGCATCTGAATAAGTTGTAGTTATTTTCCACGTTACATTACCTAATGCTAAAAGTTTAGCCTCCAAACCTACATAACCAACTTTTGAAACCTCAACTTCTGGATAAACACCATCAAAACCAATCTCATAAGTATATGCACCAGCTCTTCTTTGTGTTGCTCCGTTTGCATCGCACTTTGTACGAGTTGAAATTTCGTCTACACTATGGCTAAGGTTGTGACTTGTTAAACAAACTATTGGCTCATAGGCATCTACACCATTATAAACAAATAAAGTTTCATTGACTGTTTTAACGTATGTACTCATTGTATTTAAATTTTATAAAGCAAATATAATAATTAATATTTATTGATTTGCGTTTTACTATATTATTTTTTTATTATAACTAATTAATAAACATTTCAAGTCTTAAAAACTTTCTAAATATGTTTTCTGATGATGTAACTGTAACTATATCAGATGGAAAGTTTTGAGTTTGTCTGTGTACAACTAAACCACTTGACGCATCTAAAACTAAATCATTTGTTAACTCCCTAACTTTATCTAAAATATTATCAGCTAACAATCTGCTCCCAGTATTACCAACACCATAATAAGATGTAATAATATCAAGTAAAATTGTACTTTCATACGCTGAACCACATTTAGTATATTTGTTAACCTCGTTTGTTTGACTACTCATTAAAATATAATGGTTTTTTGTGTTGTCCGTTGGTACTCTTGAATCAAAACAAGGTACATTTACAAAAGGTGATGATGCTAATAAAAGACCAGTACCAACATCGATATTACTACTATCAACATTTTCTAATAAAATAGCCTCTTGTGATGCTTGATCCACCACTATCATATCATTTAAAGCAGTAAATATTGCTTTTCTTACATATTTATCTGGAATAGGTTTAACCATTGTATTTTTTTGTTAAGTGTTTTAATAAGTCTTTTAAATCATCATTTAGCCTTTTCTGACCTTTTATAATAGCTGGAAAAAAATAAGGTCTTGGTAATATGTTTACTTGTTTAACTCCAGCACCTTTAAATTTTGCTGCATAGCTATCTGGAAATCCAATGTCTTTTAAATAACTTAAACTTACTTTGTTTCCTGTTCCAAATTCAATATAAGGTGCATACTTCGTACCAACACCTCCAACATACATTAAATAAGCATTATCCTTTATCTTTTGAGATTGTATGCTTTGAGATAATTTACCAGTATCTTTTGGAACTGTTATTTTAGCATCTGCAACCATTTCTTTAACAACAAGGTTAAAAGTTAAATCAATATCTTTTTCAGCCTCTTTGCCAAACTTCTTAATATTGTTTATTAATTTATTTATACCTTTTATCTGTTTGCTCATTTCTTATGGTGTATCACTTACAATGTCA